CGGGAGGCACTTCTTCGTGATTTTGATCATCCGCCCTTTAAAAAAGTGCCGGCTTACTGGCTTCATCCCGGACTGACTTATCTGAAAGTGCGTATTTAGTGGGCCTGGGACAGCGGCTGAATATTTAATATATCCATGAACACAAAAATCAAATACGGCCTGTCGGCTGCCGTTCTGGCGTTGATTGCCGCAGGGGCTTCTGCGCCTGAAATCCTCGACCAGTTTCTGGATGAAAAAGAAGGTAACCACACCACGGCATACCGTGATGGTGTGGGTATCTGGACCATCTGCCGTGGAGCCACCCGGGTGGATGGTAATCCTGTGATTCCTGGCATGAAGCTGTCGAAGGAAAAATGCGACCAGGTTAACGCCATTGAACGGGATAAGGCGCTGGCATGGGTGGAGAAAAACATCAGAGTGCCACTGACTGAACCCCAGAAAGCGGGTATTGCGTCATTCTGTCCTTACAACATTGGCCCGGGTAAGTGTTTCACGTCGACGTTTTATAAACGAATTAATGCAGGAGATCGCAGGGGAGCGTGTGAAGCGATTCGCTGGTGGATTAAGGACGGTGGCAGAGACTGCCGTATTCGCTCAAATAACTGTTATGGTCAGGTATCCCGTCGTGACCAGGAGAGCGCGCTGGCGTGCTGGGGAATCGACAGATAAGCAGAATATTTTGCTGAAAAATGACGTTGGTCAACGCGGACGGATAACACGAAATCCTGCGAACTGGCAAAACCTAAGTGAATAAAAGTAAAAAACCCGTTTGTTAGCAGCAGGTGGGGTTTTGTGTTTCCTGACTCCGGAAAAGTCAAAGGAGAAAGTGTGTTTGATTTTAGCAAACTGATTCGGGAGATTTGAGTGATGGCTGAAAAATTATCCACCTGGAAGTTCATCCTTATCTGGCTGGTGTTTGTGATTATGGCCTCCGGTTATTTCATCGGTCAGATACGCTGGTGGTGAAATGAACCGCGTTCTGTGTGTGGTCATCATTGCCCTGCTGGTGGCCTGTGGTGCGCTTAGTCTGGGGCTGAATCATTACCGCGATAACGCCATCACCTACAAAGAGCAGCGCGATAAAAAAGCCAGAGAGCTGGAGCTGGCAAACGCAACCATTACTGATATGCAGCAGCGCCAGCGCGATGTTGCTGCGCTCGATGCAAAATACTCGAGGGAATTAGCCGATGCGAGAGCTGAAAATGAAACTCTGCGTGCTGATGTTGCCGCTGGTCGTAAGCGCCTGCGGATCAACGCCACCTGTCCAGGCTCCGTGCGTGAAGCCCCCACCACCTCCGGCGTGGATAATGCAACCGGCCCCCGACTGGCAGACACAGTTGAACGGGATTATTTCACCCTCAGAGAGCGGTTGATGATGATGCAGAAGCAGCTGGAAGGGGCGCAGGAATATATCCGCACTCAGTGCCTGAAATAAGTTTTGCTGATGCGCCGTATCGTCGCCGTATTCCCGTATTAACAGAGACCGCAGCCCGACAGGGAGACTCCTCTGCGAGAGTGTGCGGGGATAATCAAAAACGATACACACCGGGGTTTACCGCGTTAACGGAGCGCGGCGTTGTCCCCTCATAGTCGCCTGTCCGGTGCGATGGTGGAAGAAACTGGATTTGTTGCAACTGATAAACATTATCATTTTCTCGGGTCCTTTCCGGCATATGGACCCGTTACGGGGCGGCGACCTCGCGGGTTTTCACTATTTATGAAAATTTTCCGGGATCCATGTCCGGTTTCTCTGCAAGTTAACTATATGAAAAATATAAAAACAGGTCTTCTGTGAACCGGACATGCGCAAAAAATGGGCATGTGAACCGGACATGACCTGTTTTGTTGTGATTGTGAGGTGAGAGTTTTTGCGAGGTGAGGAGTGGCTACGCAGACTGAAGTTGCCAGGCATTTAAGTCTGACCGATCGCCAGCTTCGCAGATTGCAGAAATTGCCGGGTGCTCCGATATCGAATAAGCGAGGGCAACTGGATCTGGATGCCTGGCGTGATTTTTACATATCGTATCTGAGGAGAAGTAAAAACGATGTGCCTGATGGCGATAGCGAAGACGACTATGAGGAGAAATTGCTTATTGCCAGATGGGAACTGACAGCGGAACAGGCTGTTACACAGCAGTTAAAAAATGAGGTGTCAAAAGGAAAACTTATTGACACCGGGTTCTGTATTTTTGCCCTCAGTAAGCTGGCAATGGCGTTATCCAGTACGCTTGATTCCATCCCTTTATCCATGCAGCGACAGTTTCCTGATTTAACACCGCGCCATCTTGACCATCTGAAAACCCTTATTGCGAAGGGGGCAAATCAGTGTGCGCGGGCGGGGGATAAATTACCGGATTTACTCGATGAATATATCAGAGCAACAACTGAATAATATGATGAGCGCTGTCACAACAGCATTACAGCCCCTGATAAGGGCATTGCCGGTGACGCCAGTTGAATGGGCTGATCAAAATTATTATCTGCCTAAAGAATCTTCATATGGTGAGGGAGAATGGAAAACGCTGCCGTTCCAGATCGCCATCATGAACAGTATGGGGAATGATCAGATCCGCACTGTTAATCTGATTAAATCTGCCCGTGTTGGCTATACAAAGATGTTGCTGGGAGTCGCCGGGTATTTTATTGAGCATAAATCCCGAAACAGTCTGCTTTTTCAGCCTACGGATTCTGCCGCTGAAGATTTTATGAAATCTCACGTGGAATCCACGATTCGCGATGTTCCCTGCCTGAAAAAACTTTCTCCCTGGCTGGGACGTAAACATCGTGATAATACCCTCACGCTGAAACGCTTTTCATCGGGTGTGGGTTTCTGGTGCCTGGGTGGTGCGGCAGCAAAAAACTACCGTGAAAAATCTGTGGATGTGGTCTGCTATGACGAACTTTCCTCGTTCGAGCCGGATGTTGAAAAAGAGGGCTCGCCAACCCTGCTGGGGGATAAACGTATTGAGGGCTCGGTATGGCCAAAATCCATTCGCGGCTCGACGCCTAAAATAAAAGGTTCCTGCCAGATCGAAAAAGCGGCCAACGAGTCGGCGCATTTCATGCGTTTTTATGTGCCCTGCCCGCACTGTGGGGAGGAGCAGTATCTGAAATTTGGCGATGAGTCCACGCCTTTTGGGCTTAAATGGGAGAAGGACAGCCCCGAAAGCGTTTTCTACCTCTGTGAACATCATGGCTGCGTGATCCATCAGTCTGAGCTTGACCAGAGCAACGGGCGGTGGATCTGTGAAAACACGGGGATGTGGACCCGTGATGGTCTGACGTTTTTCAGCGCTGCGGGTAATGAAATTCCGCCGCCGCGCTCCATCACGTTCCATATCTGGACGGCGTACAGTCCGTTCACCACCTGGGTACAGATAGTCTATGACTGGCTGGATGCACTGAAAGATCCCAACGGCGTGAAAACCTTTGTGAACACCACGCTGGGCGAGACCTGGGAAGAGGCCGTGGGCGAAAAACTCGATCACCAGGTACTGATGGATAAGGTTGTGCGTTACACGGCGGCGGTGCCTGCCCGGGTGGTTTATCTGACGGCGGGCATTGACTCGCAGCGAAACCGTTTTGAGATGTATGTCTGGGGATGGGCTCCGGGAGAGGAAGCCTTTCTGGTGGATAAAATCATCATTATGGGGCGTCCTGATGAGGAAGAGACGCTGTTACGTGTGGATGCGGCGATCAACAAAAAATACCGCCATGCAGACGGAACCGAAATGACCATTTCCCGGGTCTGCTGGGACACCGGGGGGATCGATGGCGAAATCGTTTATCAGCGGTCAAAAAAACACGGTGTTTTCCGGGTGCTGCCGGTAAAAGGCGCATCTGTCTATGGCAAGCCGGTGATCACCATGCCAAAAACCCGCAATCAGCGGGGCGTGTATCTGTGTGAAGTGGGGACGGACACTGCAAAAGAAATTCTCTATGCCCGTATGAAAGCCGATCCCACGCCTGCGGATGAGGCCACGTCGTATGCCATCCGTTTTCCTGATGATCCGGAGATTTTTTCGCAGACAGAGGCGCAGCAACTGGTGGCGGAAGAGCTGGTGGAGAAGTGGGAAAAAGGAAAGATGCGTCTGCTGTGGGATAACAAAAAGCGGCGTAACGAAGCGCTGGACTGCCTGGTGTATGCCTACGCGGCATTACGTGTGTCCGTGCAACGCTGGCAGCTTGATCTGGCTGTACTGGCAAAATCCCGGGAAGAAGAGACGACCCGGCCAACCCTGAAAGAACTGGCAGCGAAGCTGTCCGGAGGAGTGAATGGTTACAGTCGCTGAACTGCAGGCGCTGCGTCAGGCGCGCCTTGATTTATTAACCGGTAAACGGGTGGTGTCTGTCCAGAAAGATGGTCGCAGAATTGAATATACGGCGGCTTCTCTGGATGAGCTTAACCGTGCGATCAATGATGCGGAGTCGGTACTGGGGACAACCCGCCGTCGCCGTCGTCCGCTGGGAGTGAGGTTATGAAACGAACGCCTGTCCTGATTGATGTGAACGGCGTTCCGCTTCGGGAGAGTCTCAGCTACAACGGGGGCGGTGCAGGATTTGGCGGGCAAATGGCGGAGTGGTTGCCACCCTCGCAGAGTGCCGATGCGGCCCTGCTGCCCGCGTTGCGTCTGGGGAATGCCCGTGCAGATGATCTGGTGCGCAATAACGGGATAGCGGCTAATGCGGTGGCCCTGCATAAAGATCATATTGTCGGGCATATGTTTCTGATCAGCTACCGTCCGAACTGGCGCTGGCTGGGGATGCGGGAGACTGCGGCAAAAAGTTTTGTCGATGAGGTGGAGGCGGCCTGGTCGGAATACGCCGAAGGGATGTCTGGCGAGATCGACGTGGAAGGAAAACGCACGTTCACGGAATTTATCCGTGAAGGTGTGGGCGTTCATGCGTTTAACGGCGAAATCTTTGTGCAGCCGGTCTGGGATACGGAGAGCACGCAGCTGTTTCGTACACGTTTTAAAGCCGTGAGTCCGAAACGGGTGGACACGCCAGGACACGGTATGGGGAACCGTTTTCTGCGGGCCGGTGTGGAGGTCGATCGATATGGCCGTGCCGTTGCGTACCATATCTGTGAGGATGATTTTCCGTTCTCTGGTAGTGGACGATGGGAACGGATCCCGCGTGAACTTCCCACCGGGCGTCCGTCCATGCTGCATATTTTCGAGCCGGTGGAGGACGGGCAGACCCGTGGGGCCAATCAGTTTTACAGTGTCATGGAACGGCTGAAGATGCTTGATTCCCTGCAGGCAACACAGCTTCAGTCGGCCATTGTTAAAGCCATGTATGCAGCGACGATTGAAAGTGAACTTGATACCGAAAAGGCCTTTGAATATATCGCGGGGGCACCGCAGGGTCAGCAGGATAATCCGCTTATTAATATTCTGGAGAAGTTCTCCAGCTGGTATGACACGAATCATGTGACGCTGGGCGGTGTCAAAATTCCGCACCTTTTCCCCGGTGATGGTCTGAAACTTCAGACCGCGCAGGATTCAGACAATGGATTTTCGGCGCTTGAACAGGCGCTGCTGCGGTATATCGCCGCCGGTCTTGGCGTTTCCTACGAACAGTTGTCCCGTGATTACTCGAAGGTCAGTTATTCAAGTGCCCGCGCCTCCGCCAATGAGTCGTGGCGCTATTTTATGGGACGACGAAAATTTATTGCGGCCCGGCTGGCCACGCAGATGTTTTCCTGCTGGCTGGAAGAGGCACTTCTGCGGGGGATTATTCGTCCTCCACGGGCGCGTTTTGATTTTTATCAGGCGCGTTCAGCCTGGTCACGGGCAGAGTGGATTGGCGCAGGAAGAATGGCCATTGACGGGCTCAAGGAGGTCCAGGAATCGGTGATGCGTATTGATTCCGGACTGAGCACGTATGAGAAAGAGCTGGCGCTGATGGGCGAGGATTATCAGGACATTTTCCGCCAGCAGGTCAGGGAATCCGCAGAGCGGGAAAAAGCCGGACTCTCACGTCCGGTGTGGATAGCGCAGGCGTATCAGCAGCAGATAGCGGAGAGCCGCAGGCCGGAAGAGGAGACAACACCACGTGAGACGTAATCTTTCACACATTATTGCCGCAGCATTCAATGAACCGCTGCTTCTGGAGCCTGCCTATGCGCGGGTTTTCTTTTGCGCGCTCGGGCGCGAGATGGGGGCAGCAAGTCTTTCGTTACCACAACAGCAGGTACAGCTTGATGCTCCCGGGATGCTGGCTGAAACGGACGAGTACATGGCCGGAGGTAAACGACCGGCCCGTGTTTACCGGGTGGTGAACGGTATTGCGGTACTGCCGGTGACCGGCACGCTGGTGCACCGGCTGGGTGGTATGCGGCCATTTTCCGGAATGACAGGCTATGACGGCATTGTTGCCTGTCTTCAGCAGGCAATGGCAGACACCTCTGTCCGGGGCGTACTGCTGGACATTGACAGTCCGGGCGGGCAGGCCGCCGGTGCGTTTGACTGCGCTGACATGATTTACCGCCTCCGGCAGCAGAAGCCGGTCTGGGCACTGTGTAATGACACGGCCTGTTCTGCGGCCATGCTGCTGGCGTCGGCCTGCTCCCGACGGCTGGTTACCCAGACATCCCGTATCGGCTCCATTGGCGTGATGATGAGCCATGTCAGCTATGCCGGTCATCTGGCGCAGGCCGGAGTGGATATCACGCTGATTTATGCCGGGGCGCATAAGGTGGATGGCAATCAGTTTGAAGCGTTGCCGTCAGAGGTTCGCCAGGACATGCAGCAGCGGATTGATGCAGCGCACCGGATGTTTGCCGAAAAAGTGGCGATGTATACGGGGCTGTCTGTGGAAGCTGTCACGGGGACAGAGGCTGCCGTTTTTGAAGGTCAGTCCGGTATTGAGGCCGGGCTGGCGGATGAATTAATCAATGCGTCGGATGCCATCAGCGTGATGGCTGCGGCGCTGAATACACATGATACAGGAGGCACTATGCCGCAATTAACTGCAACGGAAGCCGCCGCGCAGGAGAACCAGCGAGTGATGGGGATCCTGACGTGTCAGGAAGCGAAAGGACGTGAACAGCTTGCCACGATGCTGGCAGGACAACAGGGCATGAGCGTTGAACAGGCCCGGGCGATTCTGGCCGCGGCAGCACCGCAGCAGCCGGTGGCATCCGCGCAGAGTGAAGCCGATCGCATTATGGCGTGTGAAGAAGCTAAAGGTCGTGAACAACTGGCGGCAACGCTGGCGGCGATGCCGGATATGACGGTGGAAAAAGCCCGCCCGATCCTGGCGGCTTCACCGCAGGCGGATGCCGGACCCTCACTCCGTGATCAGATTATGGCTCTGGATGAGGCAAAAAGGGCTGAGGCGCAGGCTGAAAAACTGGCGGCGTTTCCCGGAATGACGGTGGAGGCTGCCCGCGACATTCTGTCCTCATCGCCGGATAAAGCAGAACCGGTTTCTGCATCCACAACCGCCATGTTTGAACGCATCATGGCGAACCATTCACCGGCAGCCGTGCAGGGTGGCGTGTCACAGACGTCAGCAGACGGTGATGCGGACGTGAAAATGCTCATGGCCATGCCATGAAGTCAGTGCTGACCATCAATATGAGGTTTTTACAATATGGTAACGAAAACCATCACTGAACAACGTGCAGAAGTACGTATTTTTGCCGGTAATGATCCGGCTCATACCGCCACAGGCAGCAGCGGGATTTCTCAGGCAACACCGGCACTGACGCCCCTGATGCTGGATGAAGCCAGCGGGAAACTGGTGGTCTGGGACGGACAGAAAGCCGGTAGTGCGGCTGGCATACTGGTACTGCCGCTTGAAGGCACAGAGACGGTGCTGACGTATTACAAGTCGGGGACCTTTGCGACGGAGGCAATCCGCTGGCCTGAAAGTGTGGATGAACACAAAAAGGCCAACGCCTTTGTCGGCACAGCCCTGAGTCACGCGGCGCTGCCGTAACACGTTATCAGGCCACCGCGTTGGCCTGACTGATTTCTGAATGAAAGGAACTGATTTATGGGATTGTTTACGACCCGCCAGTTACTCGGTTATACCGAACAAAAAGTGAAATTTCGTGCGCTGTTTCTGGAACTGTTTTTCCGCCGTACGGTGAATTTCCACACCGAAGAGGTGATGCTGGACAAAATTACCGGAAAAACGCCGGTGGCAGCCTATGTCTCCCCGGTTGTTGAAGGAAAAGTGCTGCGTCATCGTGGTGGTGAAACCCGCGTGTTGCGTCCGGGCTACGTCAAGCCGAAACACGAATTTAATTACCAGCAGGCGGTGGAGCGCCTTCCCGGTGAAGATCCGGCGCAGCTGAACGACCCGACCTACCGTCGTCTGCGTATCATCACCGATAACCTCAAACAGGAAGAGCACGCCATTGTCCAGGTGGAGGAAATGCAGGCGGTGAATGCCGTGCTGTATGGCAAATACACCATGGAAGGAGACCAGTTCGAGAAAATTGAGGTTGATTTTGGCAGATCGACGAAGAATAACATCATACAGGGTAGCGGTAAGGAGTGGTCAAAACAGGACCGTGACACGTTCGACCCGACATATGATATCGACCTTTTCTGTGATCAGGCCAGCGGTCTTGTGAATATTGCCATCATGGACGGTACCGTCTGGCGTCTGCTGAATGGCTTTAAGCTGTTCCGCGAAAAACTGGATACCCGTCGCGGCTCAAATTCACAACTCGAAACGGCAGTGAAAGACCTGGGGTCGGTGGTGTCTTTCAAGGGGTATTACGGCGATCTGGCCATTGTGGTGGCGAAAACGTCTTATGTGGCAGAGGACGGTACCGAAAAACGTTATCTGCCGGAGGGCACGCTGGTCCTGGGAAATACGGCTGCTGAGGGCATCCGTTGCTATGGTGCCATTCAGGATGCGCAGGCGTTGTCCGAAGGTGTGGTGGCCTCTTCCCGTTATCCGAAACACTGGATGACCGTGGGCGATCCGGCCCGTGAATTCACCATGACGCAGTCCGCTCCGCTGATGGTGCTGCCGGATCCGGATGAGTTTGTGGTGGTACAGGTGAAATAATCCGTGAGCGGGGGCGAAATGCCCCCGTGTCTTTTTTCACAGGGGGCTGGATATGGCAACAAAAGAAGAAAATCAGAAACGTCTTCGTGAACTGGCTGGCCTGCTGGGGCGCGAGGCGGATATGTCGGGGAGTGCAGCGGATATCGCACAGCGTGTGGCAGAGTGGGAAGAGGAGGTTTGCGCATCGGAAAATGAAATCGCAGATGTTGATGATACCGTTTATGAGCAGGCATACAGGAACACCGGTGAGGATGCCTTAGGTATTCTGGAACGTATCAGGCTTCTGAAGTGTTTTTACCTGTGCGGCGTTGACGATGAAACAGGTGAGCCTGTTGAGCATGTTGATGCTGGCAGAGTAATTCTGATGCCCCCCTCAGTGGCAAAAGACATGGTCAGGAGTGGAATGGCCGTTTATGCGTGATTTTCAGAATGCCTTTGATGCTGCCCTCGCCGGGGTGGACAGTACGATCGTTGAAGTGATGGGGATCCGTGCGCAGTTCACCTCCGGTGCACAGCGTGGCGGCGAAGTTCAGGGGGTTTTTGACGATCCGGAGTCGCTGGGTTTTGCCGGTGGCGGGGTCCGTATTGAAGGAAGCAGCCCGTCATTATTTGTGCGGACGGATACGGTGCGTGCTGTGCGGCGTGGTGACACGCTGACCATTAACGGCGAGATGTTCTGGGTGGATCGTGTTTCTCCGGATGACGGGGGCAGCTGTTATCTCTGGCTCAACCGTGGGCAACCACCCGCTGTTAACCGGCGACGATAAACGCAGGGTGAAATTATGGCGATAAAAGGGCTTGATCAGGCGATTGATAATCTGAGCCGGGTTCGTAAAAACGCCATTCCTGCTGCTTCAGCAATGGCCATTAACCGCGTGGCCACAACGGCAATAAATCAGTCTGCGTCACAGGTTGCCCGTGAGACAAAGGTACGCCGGAAACTGGTAAAGGAAAGGGCCAGGCTGAAAAGGGCCACGGTAAAAAATCCGCAGGTCAGAATCAAAGTTAACCGGGGGGATTTGCCCGTAATCAGGCTGGGTAATGCGCGGGTTGTTCTGTCCCGACGCAGGCGACGTAAAAAGGGGCAGCGTTCATCCCTGAAAGGTGGCGGCAGTGTGCTTGTGGTGGGTAACCGTCGCATTCCCGGCGCGTTTATTCAGCAACTGAAAAATGGGCGGTGGCATGTCATGCAGCGTGTGGCCGGGAAAAACCGTTACCCCATTGATGTGGTAAAAATCCCGATGGCGGTGCCGCTGACCACAGCATTTAAACAGAATATTGAACGTATCCGGCGTGAACGCCTGCCAGAAGAACTGGCATACGCGCTGAAACAACAACTGAGGATTGCGATAAAACGATGAAACATACTGATATCCGTGCAGCCGTACTGGATGCACTGGAGAAGCATGACACCGGGGCGACGCTGTTTGATGGTCGCCCCGCTGTTTTTGAGGAGGCGGATTTTCCGGCGGTCGCGGTTTATCTGACGGATGCAGAGTATACCGGTGAAGAGCTGGATGCTGATACCTGGCGGGCCACACTGCATATTGAGGTGTTTTTACCGGCACAGGTACCGGATTCAGAGCTTGATCAGTGGATGGAAAGCCGGATTTACCCGGCGATGGCGGCGATCCCTGCACTGGCAGGCATGATTACCACGATGGTTACGCAGGGCTATGAGTATCATCGTGATGACGATATGGCATTGTGGAGCTCTGCAGATCTGACTTATTCCATTACATACGAGATGTGAGGATGATATGGCAACACCAAATCCCCTGGCGCCGGTAAAAGGTTCCGGCACCACGCTCTGGGTTTACACCGGTAAGGGCGATGCTTATGCAAACCCGCTGTCAGATGATGAGTGGACGCGTCTGGCAAAAATAAAGGATCTGACCCCCGGCGAGATGACGGCGGAATCCTACGACGATAACTATCTGGATGATGAGGATGCCGACTGGGTATCCACCGGGCAGGGGCAGAAATCCGCCGGTGACACCAGTTTTACGCTGGCCTGGAAGCCCGGCGAGAAAGGGCAGCGTGATTTGATTGCCTGGTTTGACAGCAGCGAGACCCGGGCCTACAAAATCCGCTTCCCGAACGGCACGGTGGATGTGTTCCGGGGCTGGGTGAGCGCCATTGGTAAA